ATTGCAACCAAGCAAGAAACAGCTAAAAACATGGTAACAAAGGTAAAATTCATGTATGAAAACTTACCTTCATGGCTTAAAATAGATGCCCCTGAAAATAATAAATTAACCTTACGATTAGCAAATGGATCACAAATTAAAGCAACATCAGCCTCAAGTGATGCTGGTAGATCCGAAGCAGTATCTTTACTATTAATTGATGAGGCGGCTTTTATTGATAATATTGGAGAAATTTGGGCCTCAGCTCAACAAACACTAGCTACTGGTGGTGGTTGTATAGCATTATCTACTCCTTATGGTACTGGAAATTGGTTTCATCAAACCTGGGTTAGAGCAGAAAATAGAGAAAATCAATTTTTACCTATAAAACTCCCCTGGTATGTTCACCCAGAAAGAGATCAAAAGTGGAGAGATACACAAGATGAATTATTGGGTGACCCTAGAATGGCGGCACAAGAATGTGATTGTGATTTTAGTACCTCTGGTGATATTGTATTTTATCCTGAATACATAGACTTTTATGAAAAAACTTATATAAAAGATCCTATGGAAAGAAGAGGAGCGGACCAAAATTTATGGGTTTGGGAATCACCTGATTACACAAGAGATTATGTAGTAGTAGCAGATGTTGCTCGTGGAGATGGAAAAGATTATTCAGCATGTCATGTAATTGATGTTGCAAATAATGTACAAGTTGCTGAATATAAAGGTCAATTAGGTACAAAAGAATATGGACATTTATTAGTTGGTTTAGCTACTGAATATAATGAAGCAATGCTTGTAATAGAAAATGCTAATATAGGTTGGGCAACTATACAAGTTGCTTTAGATAGACAATATCCTAACCTTTACTATTCACAAAAGAGTGACTCCCCAAATGCTAATTCGTATTTTGATAAATATCAAGACCACTCCAAAATGGTAGCTGGTTTTACAATGTCTTCTAGGACTAGGCCTATGGTAATAGGTAAATTTCAAGAATATATTAGTGATAAAGGAGTAACGATACAATCAAAAAGATTGATAGAAGAAATGAAAACCTTTATATGGAAAAACAATAGGGCAGAAGCACAAAGTGGGTATAATGATGATTTAGTAATGTCTTTTGGTATAGCTATGTATATTAGAGATACAGCATTAAAGTTAAGACAGCAAGGTTTACAAGCTACTAAAAATGCTTTGGGAGGTATGACGGTAAATAGAACAGAATACCAAGGAGGATATGGTTTTTCAAAAGGGTCTGATAATCCTTATCATCAAGATATGGGGGGTAACAAAGAAGATATTAGATGGCTTCTTTAGGTAATATTTATAATAATAATAACAAATTATGGCTGATAAAAGCGTATTTACAAGATTAAAAAGATTATTTTCAACTGATGTAATTATTAGAAATGTTGGGGGTAATCAAATTAAAGTAATTGATAGTGGTAAAATCCAATCTACAGGTGAATTAGAAACAAATTCATTAATGGACAGATATAATAGAATATTTTCTACCAGTCCATCATCTTTATATGGAGCCCAATTTAATATCAATTACCAATATTTAAGACCCCAATTATATTCAGAATATGATGTAATGGATAATGATGCTATTATTGCTTCTGCTTTAGATATTTTAGCTGATGAGTCTACTTTAAAAAATGATATGGGTGAAGTGCTTCAAATTAGAAGTGCTAATGAAGACATACAAAAAATACTATATAATTTATTTTATGATGTATTAAATGTAGAGTTTAATTTATGGATGTGGATACGCCAAATGTGTAAATATGGTGATTTTTTCTTAAAATTGGATATAGCAGAAAAATTTGGTGTTTACAATGTAGTACCTTATACCGCTTATCATATTGAAAGACAAGAAGGATTCGACCCAGAAAACCCATCTGCTATCAGATATAGATATGCTATGGATGGAATGGACAACTTAAGTTCAGGTATGTATCCAGTTCCAGGAGCAGGTGGTGGTAATTTAATGAATGAAACTGGTATATTCTTTGACAATTATGAAATGGCTCATTTTAGATTAATATCTGATGTTAATTATTTACCTTATGGTAGATCATATATAGAACCTGCTCGTAAATTATATAAACAATATGTTTTAATGGAAGATGCAATGTTAATTCATAGAATTTCTCGTGCCCCTGAAAAACGTATTTTTTACATGAATGTTGGTTCTATACCTCCAAATGAGATAGATGCATTTATGCAAAAAACAATTAGTAATTTAAAACGTACACCATTCCAGGATAATAAAACAGGTGAATATAATTTAAAATTCAATCAACAAAACATGTTGGAAGATTTTTACATCCCTGTTCGTGGAAATGATCAAACAACTAAAATTGAAACTGCACCCGGATTACAGTACGATGGTATCCAAGATGTAGAATATTTAAGAGGTAAATTATTTGCTGCACTTAAAATACCAAAAGCATTTTTAGGGTATGAAGAAGATATTGAAGGTAAATCAACCTTAGCAGCACAAGATATTAGATTTGCTCGTACTATTGAAAGACTTCAAAGAATAATACTATCCGAACTAAATAAAATTGCTTTAGTCCATTTATATACTCAAGGTTATACAGATGAAACTTTAACTAATTTTACATTACAGATGGCTAGCCCATCAATAGTATTAGAACAAGAAAAAATTGAATTATTAAAATCTAAAACGGAGTTAGCTGGTACTATGTTAGAACAAGGTTTAGTACCTTCAGATTGGATTTATGATAACGTATATCATTTTAGTGAAGATCAATATGATGAATATAGAGACTTATCTAGAGAAGATGCTAAACGTAAATTTAGAATAGCCCAAATTGAAGCAGAAGGAAATGATCCCGTTGAAACAGGTAAATCATATGGTACACCCCATGATTTAGCTTCATTATATGGCAAAGGAAGAACAATGTCAGATCCGGGCAATGTACCTGATGGTTATAATGAAGATGATCCTAAATTAGGTCGCCCACAAAATACTATTACTAGTAGAAATAAACAAGATTCTAACTTTGGTAAGGATAGATTAGGAGTTGCTGGTATGAAAAATAAAGATAAAAATGATTCTGACTCTATACGTAACAATTTTAAAGGTGGTAGCCCATTAGCCCTTGAAGGTGCTAAAGTATCCTTCTTAAAGAATAAACAAATATTTGAAGCTTTAGATAAAAAGAATTTAGTATTTAAGTCTGATAAAGACGAGAGTAAACTATTAGATGAAAACCAATTAAAGAAGTAAAAAACTTCACATATTTATAAATAAATATATTTTTTGATGAAAATAAAACACTCAAAGTACAAAAACACAGGGATATTATTTGAACTGTTAGTACGCCAGATTACCGCTGATACACTTAAAGGTGGTAATTCACCCGCTATAGATATCTTAAAAGAATATTTTGTAAACACTTCTTTAGGTAAAGAATATAAATTATATGAATCGGTACTTAAATCTAAAGTAGTAACTGAAGGTAGAGCTACATTAGTAATTGATACTATATTAGAGGCATCTACTAAATTTAATAGAAAATCTCTAAAAAAACAAAAATATAATTTAATTAATGAAATTAAAAAACATTATAATTTAGAATCTTTTTTCGGTTCTAAAATATCAAACTATAAGGAATTAGCAGCTTTATATACATTAATAGAAAATATTAATTCAACTTCTATTTCTAACCCCACACAGTTAGTAGATAATAAAGTTACTTTGTTAGAACATTTAACTAAAAAAGAAGTTAACCAAGATTCAAAACAAACAGTACTTAAAGAATTCTCAACATATGATAATGATGTAAGAACCCTTACATATAAAGTATTACTAGAAAAATTTAATAATAAATATGATACTTTAACTCTTTCCCAAAAACAAGTACTTAAAGAATATATTAATTCCGTTGATTCAACCCCAGATTTAAGAAATTTTTATAATGTAAAAATCAATGAATTAAAAAATACTTTATCTAAAGAAACAAAAAATATTAAAGATAAAGCAACTAAAATTAAAATTACTGAAGTAACTAAATTTTTAACTGAGTTAAAGAAAACAGATAAAGTTGGGGATAATAATTTAGTTGATTTGTTACGTTATTACCAATTAGTAAACGAAATACAAATAGCAAATGGCATATAGGTATAAACTTAAAGAGATAGAGGTAGGTGATATAGAATTTGATAATGGTACTAAATCCACTGTAACTAATATAAATCCCGAAACAGGTGCTATATCTTGGGATATTGATTATATCCCTAATATAGATAAATTAGTTGGAGACTCCATAGATTTAGTTAATACAGCAAAAGGTGTGTATCAAAAAGCTAAAAATGACAAAAAATTCTTAGACATATATGAACAAGCAAGACAATTAAGAAATGTAATTCGTACTCATGTTAGAAATAACTACCCAGAAGATTATAAAAAAGCAATTAGGGAAGAAGAAGTAGATGAAGCATCTATGTCAGGTGCTGCTGGTGCTTATAATACACCATATGCCTTTAAAAAGAAAAAAAAATCTAAATATAAAATGAAAACACCATCTGGTGTGGTGAGTTCTTTAGGTTATACTATGGATGAAGGAGCAATTGGCGATGGTGCTGATCTAGGCCCTGGACCAAAAGCAGGCCCTGATGGGGTTACTGATAATGCTTATACAAAACAATTTAAATATAAATTAGTTCCTAAAAATAAAGATGGTACTTATGTACAGAAAGGTTCAGGAATGGTAGTTAAAAATTTATTTTAATATGTATAATCGTAATATTAAAGAACAAGAAGATAAAGCATCTATATTCCATAGAGAACGTATAGAAGCTTTTGATAAATTAGAAACTAGATTTGATGATATTAAAAAATCAATTAAACTAGCTAAAATAGAAACAATAAAATATTACAGAGATAATCCAGAAAGTTTTTCTGTTGTAATAGGCACAGATATGCTAAATGATTATTTTAACGATATAGAAACATTATTACAATAATATAATTATGAAAAATACACCAAACCAACTATTCGAACAACTTTCAAAGGAATTTAGTTCTAAAAAAGATAAGGAACTATTAAATGAGGAATTAGGTCAAATAGTAACTCTAAAACCCATTAATACTATAGAGGCAAGTGCTAAAGACCCTTTTTGGACTAAATTTGAAAATTTCCTTGCTGAAGGTGGTACTTTAGAACCTCTTGTTAATAATGAAGATAAAGTTAAATATAATACAAAAGAACAAGATGAAAAAGTTAAAGCTGATCCTAAATTAAAGTATGAAATGGATAGCAAATTAGCTGGATCATACAAAATATCAGATGGTGTAGAAAATATTGATTCTCATAATTATGACTACGATCCTAAAGTAGAGAATATTAATAATGTTAATGCTCAAGAAGTATTAAGTGGTGTTCAATTAGAAATTAACTATAATAAAGAATTATCTTTAGATGAAGCAATGGAATTAGCTGTTAAAAACTTAGCTAAAGATCCCTTACATTATGTAAAAGAAGGACAATTTGGAGTTAAAGGTTTAGGATATAAAGAAGCTAAAACTCAAAAAGCAGATGGAAAACATGCTTATAGTGGATATAGTGAAAAATTAAAAGATTCTGATAATGCTATGGAATTAGTAAAAGAATCTAAAGAACTAGTTTTAGAAGCGTTTGGTCAAGTAGTAACATCAGGAAACCCAAATTCATTAGCAGCACAATCCGGAAATCTTATTCGCCAAATGATGGCAGAAAAAGAAGAGGAAAAAAAGTTACCTATGGATGAAATGGAAGATGAAGGTACCGCAGTATCTTACTCAGATACTACATCAGAAGCTGCAAAACCAGATTTTGCAGATATCGACGGAGACGGAGATAAAAAAGAAACAATGAAACAAGCCGCTAAAGATAAAAAGAAAAAAATGAAAAAAGAATCTATAGACAGTAAATTAGCAGAAATAGGAAAAGAAGCTGAAAAAGTAAAAATGGAAGCTCAATTAGACTTTTTACATGATCATATTGCTGAAAAAGTAAATAGAGTTAGCTCAATTCAGGAAGATGAAAATCTAAGTGAATTAATTGATAAATCTAAGATGAAACAAATGCAAAGAGAAATCAAAGATTTAGAAAGAAGAAAAGCTAAAATGGAAAGAATTTACGAAAAATCTTGTGGATCAAAGTATGCTAAAAAAGAAATGGTAGATGAAATGGATGCTGTAAGCTTTAATGACAAGAACAACCCAACACAAGGACCAGCAGGTGAACGTGATCCTAAAAAAGTAGGACAATCTACAGGAGATTATAGTGTAAATAAATAATAAAATGAGCAAAAAGCTATTAATAGAAACTCATACTGTA